GGGCTCGCGCCGAACACAATCCGCATGACGCGGGAACACGCCCGCATTGGAGTTCAGATCATTGCGCGCGGTGGCGCGGAAAAGGGGGCGGTTCTATGATGAAACTAGTACGCGACAGCAATGCCAATTTCCTTGGCGGCTTCAACAAACGCCCGGCGCGCCAGGTAAGAGGGGGATTGGCCGATCAAAACGTCGGCGCACGTCTGCACGGCAAATGTGTAAGCCAACCCTTTTACTGCCGGCCATCGGTTACTCAACAATGTGGCGGCGCTTCGCGTCGTCGCGACACTTTCAATAAAGCCTGTGTCCGGCAAACGGACGAGCACCGCTTCACTCCACGGACCGACATTCATGGCGAGCCTCAATTGCGCGATGCTGCCCAAACGTTCCGTCAGTTGAATAGTTCCGGCAGAGAGCTTGTGAACACATCGTTGCCCCAAAGGGCGGCTTCACGGGGCGTAGAATGAGCCAGGAAGCCACAATCCGACGCGGTGTGCGCAATGCACGCTATGCGGCAATACCGAACCATGTCTTTGAGGATGCGCGGCTGTCGATGGAAGCAAGGTGGCTCTTGAGCTACCTGCTCTCCAAGCCAGACAACTGGACCGTCGTCATCGGCGATATCATCAAAAAGGGCAATTGCGGGCGCGACAAGGCTCGCAAGATGATCGCCGAGTTGGTCGACATTGGTTATGCAGAGCGCGAACAGCAGCGCGAGGACGGCAAATTCGGAGCTTCAGTGCTCGTGATCTTCGACGAGCCGCGCTGCGCCACGGCCGCTGAAAACGCGGCCGAAGCGTCTGGTGTTGCAATTCTACCGCAGACGGATTTACCGGCGACGGCATTACCGGCGCCGGTTTCGCCGGCGCCGGTAAAATCGGCACATAGTAATAACTCAGATTCAGCAAATACTGATTATCAGAATCTGAGAGAGGGCGGGCGCGATGCTCCGGAAGATGGGCAGGAGCCGGAAGATCCGAGGAAGATCGACGCTGCCTTCTGGGCGCTGGTGAAGGATTGGCCCGGCTTCGCCGGCATGCCGAAAGAACCGGCGCGGAAAGCTTGGTTCGCTCTGACGGCTGACGAGCGCCGGGAAGCGTCCGAGCGCTTCGCGCGGTGGCTGCAGCTGCTGAAGGCGCAGAAGAAATCCCACACCCCGGCACCATCGACCTACTTCGGCGAAAAGCTCTGGTTGGACGTGCCCGCCGAAGACGAGGCGGCGAAACCTGCGAACGCCATGGCTGCGCCATTCGGCAAGCTCTGGTCGGCAACGCGGCTCGCCGAGCTGCTGTTGCCGCCGTCTGGGATCGTCGCTCCTCCGACGAAGTTCGAGCAGATGCAGATCGAAGGCGGGCAGGTGTCCCTTGCAGACGTGATGGCCGAGAAGCGCATGCGCGCCGGATGGCCGTCGGTGAACAGCATGCAGGAGCGGGCACGCTCGGCGCAGGGCTCGATGTGCCCGCTGGCGCTGGAAGAGGCGGGGCAGGGCTTTCAGGCGGTGAAGCGTGACGGCGATCTGCTTGCCGCGTGGCAGCGTGAGCACAAACGGCGCGGCTGGCCCTTTCCGGAAGGGCGCTTGCCTGAGTGGGTCTATTTCCCGGCGATCGAGGGGGAGGGCGATCTCGACTTCCTCGTGGCCGAAGCGGTCGAGCGGTACCGCGAACGAATTTCCGACTATCTCGCGAACAGGAGCAAAGGCGATGATCATGCAGCGTAGCACGTTTACCGGAAGCCCGATTGCGCTGCAGGGCCACGATCGTTTCGCCGATCGGATGCGGAGAATCACCGACGGCCTCCTCGACGAGGGCGCGCTCCTCACGGCGAATCTCCGAATCAGCGGCGGTAGAGCGCCGTGGTTTGCGCTTCGGGTCTGGACGGGCCGCGAGAAGACTGTGGAAAAAAGCCTCGACGCCATGGGCGTACGGTCGCTGGTGCCGATGCGGAAAGGGCCGGATCTGCGCCGTCGGCATCGTGTCGTACCTGGCCAGATGATGCCGGTCATTCATGGTTACGTGTTGGTGCAGATGGTGGCACAGGCCGAGTATCTTGCTGGGTTGCTGGGCGTCGAGCATGTGATCGATGTGCTTGGCGGGTGTGATCGGCCCATGCGCCTGAGCGACAAGGAAGTCAGCAGATTCAGTGGTCTGGCTCGTAGTGGTGATTACGATTGGGAGCGTCCTGTTGCCCTGCAGGTGAGGGCTGGAGAAGCGGTCTTGATTACAGCAGGACCGTTCTGCGACAGGAAGGCGACGGTCGTCACGCCGAGCAAAAAAGGTCGTGGCGACGTGGTGGTCTCGATCGACTTCATGGGCGGCGAGGTACCGGTGATAGTACCTCTTGCTTTGCTCAAGAAGTTGTGAGAGTCATTCTGCCATTGGATGAGCTGATGATCCTGAAGTGAGCCTCTGAGAACGCCTAAACAGCGGGGAGCAATCCCGAGGTCGGTACGCCGGTCAGCCCCAGCCCTGAGAGCCTCGAAGCCGAGGCGATTCAGGGCTAGTGCGAAAGCTATGACCAGATGACAGGCGGCCGAGAGGTCGCCTTTTTCGTTTGAAGGATATGGACAGGTTTTTCGGAGCTGCTGATGATCGATGCTCAGATCAAAGTCGATCTCCAGCAGTTCAATCGATCCCTGACCGATATAGAGCGGAAGCAGCTTCCCTATGCCATCATGCTCACGCTGAACGAGACGGCCAAGGGTGGCCGCCTCGAAGTCCAGCGAGAGATGGATCGGGTCTTCGACCGGCCAACCCCCTACGCAAAGCGGGGCGTCGTCTTTGACCGCGCATCGCGGCAGAACCTGCGGGCGGCGGTTGTCGTCACGGGTGACCGGACGAAGGGCGGCTTGCCTGCGACGGCATTCCTCGGGCCGCAGATCGAAGGCGGCATGCGTACCCATAAGGCCTTCGAGCGGCAGCTCGTCGACCGCGGATTGATGCAGCGGAACCTGGTGGCGGTGCCAGCAAAGCGGGCGCCGCTCGATCGCTACGGCAACATGACGCAAGGGTTTCTCAACCGCGTCATGGCCGACCTACAGATCGACTATCGTGGCGCTGGTGCGACCCGTACCCGCACATCATCGTCGCTCAAGCGGAACAAGAACTACAAGAACGCGCGGTTCTTCGTGCCGAGGCAGCCTTCGCACCTCTACCCCGGCGTTTACCAGCGAGACCCGGCAACGAACGCCATCCATCCGGTAATCCTGTTCGTACCTCAGGTCTCCTATCGCGTCCGCCTTCGCCTGCGTGAAGTCGTCGAGCGGTACGTGGTCGCCAACGTCCACGATCATTTCGCCGTCGCCTTCCAGCGGGCGGTGCGGACGGCCCGATAGGCCGCTCCGACGGTTCACGGGTCCTTCCTGGCATCCGCCGGCCTGCGGGTATTTGGCACGGCGGAGGTTGTCCAGTCTGAGCGATTTTTTGAAGCCTAAAGTCAGAGCCTAAACTAAAGAGCCGGGCTAAAGAACGAGCGTTCCTAAAGATGAGCCTTGCAGCTGACATCATGACGAAGAGCGCGTTTGCGGCTCATGTCGGCGTCAGTGCCGGGCGCATCTCGCAGTACATCGCCGAGCGGAAGATCTTCGGTGATGCGCTCGAAGGCGAGGGGCGGAACGCGAAGATCCGCGCATCGGTTGCGGTCGAGCAGCTGCGCAAGACCCTCGATCCATCGCAGCGGTTCGGAGCGAACGGCGCGGCGACGCGATCGGCGCCGGTTGCTTCCGAGCTGTCGTTCGATGGGCCGGAGAAGCCGAAGGCGCCTGTGAAGCCGACCGTCATCGCCGACCCGTTTATTGACGAGGTCGCGGCCGAGAAGCTCAAACAGCAAAAGATCACCACCGCGCGCATGGAGCGCGAGGAAGCGCTCGAGCTCGGCCGGTACATGCTGACCGACGATGCTCGGCGAGAGATGGTCAAGGCCGTGGCCGAGGCGTTCAAGGTCATGGAGCAGGCCATCCCCGAGATGGCGAAGGCGATTGCCGCTCAGTTCTCGATGTTGACCCATGATGCGACCCATGTGCTGCTGAAGGCGTTTCGGGACCACCGGGCCAAGAAGGCGCGCGACTTCGCCGACGCAGCGGCCGAGTTGGAGGAGCATGTCGAGGACGAGCAGCAATGACCGTGCTGTTCAATCCCGAGCGGCTCGCTCTCAGCGTGCTTGCCGAGATCTGCGAACCGCCGCCGGCAGTCGATTATCTCGACTGGGCGAAGCGGAACATCGTGTTTTCCGAGCGCATCACGGACCATCCGGGGCCGTACAACGAAGACCTGGTGCCGTTCTTCTCGGAGATCCTGCGGGCGCTGTCGCCGGAAGATCCGTGCAACATCGTCAGCCTGGCGAAGTCGGCGCAGATCGGCGGTACCATCTGCGCCAACATCTTCACGCTCGGCTCGCTCGACATGGCGCCCGGCGATTTCCTCTATGTCCATCCGACGGAGGAGAACGCGGCGCGCTGGTCGAAGACGAAGCTGATGCCGCTGGTGCGCGAGATGCCGGCGGTCGCCAAGCTGTTCTCGCAAAACAGCCGCGATGCGAGCAACTCGGTGCTCTACAAGGAACGCATCGACGGGCGCGGCGCCATCCAGGCCGCCGGCGCCAACTCGCCGGCCGGCCTGTCGATGATCTCACCGCGAAAGCAGGTCCAGGACGATCTTGCCAAGTGGCAAATGAACGAGGCTGGTGATCCGGAGGTTCAGGCGGACAGCCGCAGCAAGGCGTTCTTCAACGGCAAGATCTTCAAGATCTCGACGCCGATGGTATCGCCCGGTTGCAAGATCACGTCGAACTATCAGGAAGGGACGCAGGAGACCTACCATGTCCCCTGTCCGCACTGCCAAGAGCTGCAGGAGCTGCGCTGGGAGAACATGCGGGATCACGTCGATCCCGAGCATCCCGAGCAGGCGCATTTTGTCTGCATCCATTGCGGCTGCGAGATCCACGAGCACCATCGCGAATGGATGGTGAAGCCGGAAAACGGGGCGAAATGGGTCGCCAAATATCCGGAGCGCGGCCGCCGCCATCGATCGTTCCGCATCTGGATGGCCTATTCGCCTTTCGAGCGCTGGGAGAACCTGGCGCGCGAGTGGCTGACGGTCCAGGCCGGTGGCCCGGAGAACCGGGAAAAGGGTTCTGGCGCCGAGCAGACGTTCTGGAATGACTGGCTCGGGCTCGCCTTCGAGGCGGACAACAAGGCGATCGACTGGGAAGTGCTCCGGGATCGCGCCGAGGATCATGGTTTCCAGCGCGGTGTCATCCCGGCCGAGGCGCTGGCGCTGGTGCTCGGCATGGACGTGCAGGGTGACCGTGTCGAGTGGCTGCTGGTCGGTTATGGCAGGAACCGGTACCGGGCCGTGATCGATCACGGCGTTGTCGACCATCGCGCCGGCAGCCACCTGGCGGACGCCAAGGAACATTCCGGCCATATCTCCGAGCCGGAGGTTCGCACCGCCCTCGATCGGCTGCTGCAGCGCGAATGGCTCGACGATGCCGGCCGCAAGCGCACCGCCGACCGGGTCGCGATCGACGGCAATGCCTATACCGACGATGTCTGGAACTGGGTTCGCAAGCATCCGAAGTCGCGCGTCATCATGGTGCGCGGCGGCAATACGGAAGCCGCGCCGCCGATCGTGCAGACGAAAGAGTATGACCGGAAGGGCAAGCCGAAGAAGCAGAAGTGGTCCTCCCGCTTCTTCACCTTCAACGCCTCGGCCTTCAAGATCCGGCTCTATCGCGACTACAAGAAAGACGATCCGGAGCAGGCGGGCTATATCCGTTTCGCCCGCGGCTTCGGCGACGATTTCTACCAGCAGGCGACATCGGAGGCCCGGATACCGGAGAAGACCCGGAGCGGTCACACCCGCTACGTCTGGAAACTCGCCGAGGGCAAGCGCAACGAAATCATCGACATGCTCAATCAGAGCCTGGCCGGTGCCTATCGCTGGGGCGTGCCCTATTGGACCGATGAGGAATGGGACGCGATCGCCGATCGGCTCGGCCGCCTCGAAGCGCCGCAACAGGGCGATCTCGAGGATCATCTGAACCAGATCGCCGTCAAGACCGAACCTGCCGCGGGCCAAAGCGCCGCGGCAGAACAGCAATCGCCGCTCGTCGCTGCCGCCCTCGCGCGCGCCGCCCGGGCAGCGCAGCGGAACCGCTAGGAAGATCCATATGGCACTGACCGAACAGGAACGCGCCGTGCTTCTGGCACGGCTCGACGAAGCACGTGAGGCCCTGCACCAGATGGAGATCGGTCGCGCCGAGGTCTCGCTCAGCTATAACGGCGAGAGCGTCACCTATGCCGCGGCCAATATCGGCGCGTTGCGCCAGTATGTCCGCGACATCGAGGCGAAACTCGGCCTTCGCCGCTTTGCCAGGGCGCGCAGCCGGGGAGTGATCTTCGGATGAGCGGCGACGTCACGATCCTCGGCCCGGACGCGAAGCCGCTTTCGCCGGCAGTTCGTGCCGCCGCACGTGTGCAGGTCGCGAAAAACCGGCTGATGGCGTCCTCGGCCTACCAGGGTGCATCCTACGATCATCCGTCCTTCGCCAAATGGCGGCCGGGAACCTGGTCCGGTCAGTCGGCGCTGACCTGGTCGCGCTCCGAGCTGGTCGACCGGCTGAACGACGTAGCGCGCAATGACGGCTGGGGCGCCGCCGGCACCTCGCGCCTCGTCGACAACATCATCGGCTCCGGCTGGACGCTCGCCGCCCGGCCGAACCATGTTTCGCTCAACCTGACGTTTGAGCAGGCNCGGCTCCGGCTGGACGCTCGCCGCCCGGCCGAACCATGTTTCGCTCAACATGACGTTTGAGCAGGCGGAGGAGATCGCCGACAAGATCGAGGCCTTGTGGCGCGATTACACGCAGGATGTCGACAAATGGTGCGACGCCGAGCGGACGAAAACCATGGCCGGCGTTCTCGGCCTTGCTGCCCGTCAGCGGTTTGGTCCCGAGGGCGAGGCCTTCGGCGTCATCGTCTGGCAGGACAATGCACCGTTGTTCCAGACGGCAATCCATGTCGTCGATCCGGCCCGGTGCTCGAACCCGAACGGCCGCATGGACGAAGAGTTCCTGCGCGACGGCGTCGCCATCGACGGATACGGCGCACCGGTCGGCTATCACTTCCGCAAGGCGCATCCCGGCGAGTTCTTCGCCGGCAATACCGGCCTGTGGCATTGGGAGTATGTCGATCGGGAGACCGAATGGGGGCGCCCGATCGTCGTGCACGCCTACGAGCAGAAGCGCGCCGGCATGACGCGCGGCGTTTCCGACTGGGCGCCGGTCATGCGGTCGATCAAACAGTCGACCGATTACGAGGACTATGAAAGCCAGGCGGCCATGCTGAACGCTGTCATGGCTGCCTTCATCGAAACGCCCTTCGATCCGGAAGAGATGCTCGAGGCGATGGGCGCCGATTACGGCAACGACGGTATCGCCAAGCTCTTCGGCGAAATGTCGGCCGCGCAGAAGGCCTATTACGGCGCCGCACCGATCGATTTGCCCGGCGTTCGTATCAACACGCTGCAGCCCGGCGAAAAGGCGACGCTGACCAAGCCGGAGCACCCGAACGCCAATTTCGAGGCCTTCGTCAATGCGGCGCTGCGCAAGGTCGCCAGCGCCATCGGCGTCACCTACGAGCAGCTCACCATGGACTGGAGCCAGGTGAACTATTCGTCGGCACGCGCGGCACTTCTGGAAATCTGGCGCGGCTTCACCGCCAAGAAGGGCGGCTTCGCCTCGCAGTTCATGGCACCGATCTATCGGGCATGGCTCGAGGAGGTGTTCGACAAGGGCCTGATCGAGCTCCCGGCGGGCGCCGTTCCTTTCGAGCTGAACCCGGCCGCATGGTGCCATGCGGACTGGATCGGCCCCGGCCGCGGCTGGATCGACCCGCTGCGCGAGGCGCAGGCCGCCAGCGAGCGGCTGGCCGGTAATCTCACCACNCTCACCACCCTCCAGCAGGAAGCGGCCGAGCAGGGGCGGGACTGGAAGATGGATGCGCAGCAGCGCGCCCGGGAACGGGCCTTCTACGAACGGCTCGGCCTCGATCCCGACCCCGGCAAACCCGAAGCCAGATCGCAGGCGAGCGCCGCTCCGCCAGCCGAGCCGGGCGACGAAGCCGAGGAAGAGGTCAACGGCCGCACCTCGGCGCGTCGGCATCCGGCCGGCATCCCGAGGATCTCCAGAAGGAAATCGGCATGAGGAACTATCCCGAAATCGCCAGTCGGATGTTCGGCACGCCGCTGATGCTGCATCCGTCGAAGGGCGACATCATTGCGCGGGCTTTCGGTCCGCGCGTCCTCGGCAGCCCGGATGCTCCGGCGCACGTCGCCGGCGGCGAAGAAATGGGACTTCTCGGCGAGAAGCTTCGGGATGCCACCGACTATTGGGGTGACGCCCTTTACAAGGGGCCGGATCTCATTGCTCCGGGCATCGCCCTCATCGAGATCGAGGGATCGCTCGTCAACAAGGGCAAGTGGATCGGCAAGTCCTGCGGCATGACCAGCTACGAAGCGATCGGCGTGCAGGTCCGGGATTGCATCGAGCGCGACGACATCAAGGCCGTCGTGTTCGAGGTCGACAGCTACGGCGGTGAGGTGACCGGCGCCTTCGATTGCGCCGAGCAGATCTTCGAGCTTTCGCAGGTGAAGCCCACCATCGCTGTCCTCACCGATCATGCTTGTTCGGCCGGTTATCTGTTGGCATCGCCCTGTCGGCAGCTGGTCATTCCGCAGACCGGTATTTGCGGCTCGATCGGCGTCATCTCGATGCATGTCGACATGAGCGCCTGGCTGGCGAAGGAAGGTCTGAAGGTCACGATCCTGAAAGCCGGTGAGCACAAGGCCGACTTCAATCCCTATGAGGCCATCCCGGACGATGTGCTTCAGCAGGAACTCGCCGAGCTCGAAGAGCTCCGCGTCGAATTCGCAGCCACCGTCGCGCGATACCGTGCCGGCCGGCTGACACAGCAATCCGCTCTCGCCACTGAGGCGCGGGTCTATCGCGGACAGAAGGCGGTTGATGCCGGCCTCGCCGACGCGGTTGCACGCCCTTCGCAGCTTCTCGAAGCCTTCGAAGCTGAACTGAGCCGGACAGNGCCGACGCGGTTGCACGCCCTTCGCAGGTTCTCGAAGCCTTCGAAGCTGAACTGAGCCGGACAGCCGGCTAACCCCAACATCAACTGGAGACGACGAATGTCGAACTTGACGCGTAGCAGCGCGCTCACGCGGAGCGTGCTCGCCGCGATTAGCGGCAAGAAGGGCTCCCGGCTGGAAGACGAGCGGCCGGAAGACGAGGAAGTGATCGAAACCGAAGACGAGGACACCTCCGCCGAGGATAGCTCTTCCGTTCCGGAGAGCGAGACCGAGGAAGAGGACACCAGCGCCGAGACCGAGGAGGAAGAGACGGACGACGGCAAGACGTCGGCAAGCGCCGTCCGCCGCGCCGAGCAGGGTCGCATCCGCTCGATCCTCATGCATCCGAAGGCCGAGGGTAATCCGGGTCTCGCCGCCGAGCTTGCCTTCGGTTCGAGGTTCTACTCGGCCAAGGAAGCGGGTGCGCTTCTCTCCTCCGCTTCCGCCGGCGGTTCGCGCCTTGCCGGTCGCATGACCGGNAAGGAAGCGGGTGCGCTTCTCTCCTCCGCTTCCGCCGGCGGTTCGCGCCTTGCCGGTCGCATGACCGGAAAGAGCCCGACCCTCGGCGCCGGCACGCCAGGCGGAGGCAAGGCCACCGAGAAACAGGCGGTGATCTCCACCGTCCGCTCCACCATCCTGGCCCGCCACGGCCGTAACCGGAAGGATTCCTGATCATGGGAGAAGCAACCTTCGCCCCGAACGACCTGCTCGTTTCCGACGTGCCGGTCATCACCCGCAACGTCACCATCGTCAGCGGTCAGAATCTCAAGCGCGGTGCTGTCCTCGGCAACATCACCGCGTCGGACAAATACACCCTGTCCGCTTCGGCCGCTGCTGACGGCTCGCAGACGCCCGCCCTGGTGCTGGCGACCGATTGCGATGCATCCGCCGGTGACGTCGTCGCCGCGGTTTACGCGAGCGGCGCCTTCGATTCGACGAAACTCATTCTGGGCGCCGGACACACGGCCGCTACCGTCGAGGCCGCTTTCCGCAAGGCAGGCGCTCCCCTCTACGTGCGCGTCCTGAAGTAAGCCCGAGACCGAAAGGACACCACACATGGAAGAATTGCTCCTCTCCACCGCGGAACTCGTCGCGGTTCTGCCTCCCCGCGATCGCCCGGAAGCATTCCTGCGCGATCGCTATTTCTCCACCACGGTCCTTTCCGACATGGAACAGATCGTCTTCGACAAGATCCTGCCCGACCGTGAGCTCGCGCCGTTCGTCCATCCGGACGTGCCGGGTAAGGACTCGGCGAACCGCGGCTTCAAGGCGACCAGCTTCACGCCGGCTTACGTCAAGCCGCAAAATACGCTTCGCCCCGGCGGCAACATGATCCGCATGCCGGGCGAGCCGATCGGCGGCCGCAACTCGCCGGCGCAACGCTACGCCTATAACCTGGCGACGATCATCGACGACCAGGACCAGCGGATCACGCGGCGCGAGGAGTTCATGTGCTCGCAGGTTATCCGCACCGGTCAGGTGATCGTCGAGGGCGAGGACTATCCGACCCAGACCGTCAACTTCGGCCGTAATGCCGCGCTGACGATCGCACTCGCCGGCGCAGCGCGCTGGGGCGAGGCCGGCGTCGACCCGATGGACGATATCGAGGCGTGGGTGCAGCTGCTTTCCGATACCAGCGGCTTCACCGCTCGCGAGGTGCTGCTCGGCCCGGGCGCTGCGGGTCTCCTGAAGAGGTCGCCGCGCTTCCTCGAGGCGCTCGATAACCGGCGCCAGGACGGCGGCATCATGCAGCTGGGGCCGGTCAGCACCGGCGCGGAGAACAAGTATTACGCGGTTCTCGGCACCATCGGCGAGCTGACCTTCATCCAGTATTCGCAGCCCTACACAGTTGGCGGCGTGCGCAACAACTTCTGGCCGTCCATGGGCGTCGGGATCTTCGATCCCTTCGGTTTCATGGGCCACTTCGCTTACGGCGCCATCCTCGACAACGACGCTCTTCTCCCGATGGAGCGCTTTCCCGACATGTGGCGGGAACGGAACCCCTCGCGAACCATCGTCCAGACGCAGGCAGCACCGCTTCCGATCGCTCCGGAGCCGGACGCCAGCCTGTTCGCGCTGGTTCGCTAATCCCTAACCCCGTGTTCGTCTGCATATCCGCCAGTTTCTCGCCGGCGGATATTGGGACTTGAAAGGACGCTCCAATGAGCAAGAAAACCGAGCAGTTCAATGTGACCGTCAAGGTCGGCAAGAAATCCTACGCACCGGGTGAGCCGGTTCCGGTCGGTACCGGCGGGATCACCGCCGAGGAAGCGGAAAACTTCCGCAAGAATTTTGGCGCCTTTACCGCCGGTCCCGACGCCACGTCCGCGGCACCCGTGCCTTCCGTCGATCTCGACAAGCTTCGCGAGGCGATCGAGAAGCTTTCAGCCGACAACGACAAGCTTTCGGCCGACAATGACCGGCTGACGGCGGAGCGCGACAGCGCGATCGGCGATCGCAACACGCTGCTGAAGCAGAACGAGCAGCTTGAGACCGACAATGCGACGCTGGCTGGCGAAGTCACCAAGCTTCAGGCCCAGNTCGGCAATGCCGACGCCGTGTTCACGGTCGACGGTGTCGCAAGGCCCGCCGTGCGGGTCATCCTGCGCGTGTGGCGGGAAACCGACCTGGCAGAGGAGCAGGAGCAGGCCGTCGAAGGCACCACCCATCTGCTCGCCGTGTCAGCCTCCACCGTGCCAGGTCTCGCCAGCCAGCGTGACAGCGTCGCGATCGGCGGCGTCACCTACCAGGTCATCAACATCGACGATGATGCGCGGGCCATGCTCCGCATCTCGCTTGCCGGAGACATCTGACCATGAAGACACAGGAACAGGAGCAGGCTCCGGCCGTCGCGGTCGATCCGATGGAGGACCTCTGCCAGGCGCTGTTCTCGACGGAAGAGGGCGCCAAGAAGAAGGCCGCGCGCCAGACCGCCGGCGCCATGACGCAACGGCCATGGCCGCAATTGCCGTCGCGGCTCCGCTCGGCGATCCGCTCCGATATCAGTCGTCTGCTCGATAGCGGCAAGGCGCGCGCCCAGATCATCGAGGCCGGCTATTCCGCAGGTGTCGTAAACCAGGCGCTGCGCGACCTCGGGCGGTCGGTCGCCTGATATGGCACACCTCCGCAGTCAGATCTTCGCGGCCGTCATCGCGCGCCTCTCGGTCATTCCGGAGTTCTCCGGTGCTGACAAGGTGAAGCGCGGCCGAAAGGGCGCGATCCCGCAGGAAAAGCTGCCGGCCCTCACCGTCACCTGGGCCGACAGGTCGGAGACCTTGACGGTCCGGCCTTCATCGGGACCTGCCGGAGAGGACGGTTACGATCGGTTCCTGCCGCTCTCGATCGTCGTGCACCTGCGGGACGATGAGCCGGAAGAGGAATTCGACCGGCTGTGCGTGCTGATCGAGGCGGTGATGGCCTCGGACATGAGTTTCGGCGGACTTGCCATCGAGGCTCTGCTGCAGTCGGACCAGTATTTCGTCAACCCCCAGACCGGCATCTCCCTGCTTGCCGGTTCGCTCAATTATCAGATCGCCTACAAGACGCTCGCCGCCAATCCGGAACAGGCTGCGCTCTAAACGCTCTGCATGCCGTTATCCCGAAACCGCTGCACACTTTTGGGCGGCATGCAGTAGCGCAACCACTCCCACCAGCACAAAGAGGACTTTGCCATGGCTCTCGGCCGTCAGCTTACGCTTGCCCGCTCGACCGGTGCAGGCGCCTTCACCCTGGCCTGCATCACCGAACAGCGATCCCTCGAGATCAACAACGAGGAAATCGACATCACCAAGCCGAGCTGCACCGATCCCGGCAGCAAGCTCACGCTGGCGCTGATGTACGGCATCCAGTCCATCCGCTTCAGCGGGCAGGGCGCCTTCGTCGATACTGTCACGATGAAGGCGGTTACCGCCGATGCCGTCAACCAGGTCATCACCGAGTATCAGGTCACCGTGCCCGGCGTCGGCACATTTGAAGGCGACATGCTCGTCTCGATGACCTTCTCCGGCGACAAGACCAACGAGCTGCAGGCCGACATCCGTTGCGCCATGACCGGCGCTCTTACCTTCGTGCCGGCTGTCTAAGCGGAGAGTTCCATGTTGCCTGCCAATCCATTGCGCGGCGAGGCGGAGGTTCGCATCGGTGCGATCGACTTCCGCATCGCCGTCACTTTCTCCGGGCTCGCTCGTCTCTCCGATGCGATCGGCGCCCGCACCCTCGACGAGCTTTACGGCCGTCTCCTCGGCTTCGAGCCGAAGGCGGTTGCCTGCGCCGTCCGCTGCCTGATCGTCGCGGATGACGAGGATCAGATATCGGCGCTTTCCGCGAAGATCCTCGACGACGGCAATATCTCGGCCGCCGACCAGCTCGCCTGGCGCGAGGCGGTCGAGAAGGCGCTGTCGGCTCACATTGCTGCCGGGACAGTGCGGCGGGACGAGCGGACGGCAGCGCAGATTGCCGGAGACGCTGTCCTGGGAAAGCCCGTAAGCCCCTCCTGATCAAGGATCATCTCAAGTCGCTCTACCGTATCGCCACCAACCCGAAGATGCTCGGCTGGTCGCCGGAAATGTTCTGGAAGGCGACGGCGGCGGAATTCGAGATGACCGTGGAGGGGCTTTCCGGGAATGTCCGTGGCAGACCGTTCATTTCGCGCGAAGAGGTCCGGCGCATTGCCGCAGAGCATGGCGTTCGCCCATCGCTGAAGGGCAGTCCGAACGCGCGGACGATCGGCAGTTGATCAGCTTGGTTTCACCTAGTCGTCAGTCTTGGCAATAATGATGCCGAGCGCCGCGCCGACGACGCCGAGGCCGAAGGAAATGGCGCCGACAATCTCATTCATTGCAGATTTCGCTGCGAAAGCGACAAGTACGCCGCCGAATACCTGAAGAAGGCCTAACACAAAGATCGCGACCGCCACGTTTCCACTCCGCTGCTGTTGAACGCAACAAGTTGCACAGCGTGAGTGGAAGTCAACTGGTGGACGCGATCTTCTCCATAATTGAGGTCACCAATGAGCCGTCCCGACATTCCTGTCACGATCTCCGGCGATCCGAAGGGCTTCGAGTCCGCGCTTGCCCGGGTGCGGGCACTCTCGAAGTCGACGGCAACTGACGTCGTTGCATCCTTCGGCCGGATCAAGAACCTGGTCGCCGGCGGCGCCGGTCTCGTGACCGGGCTTGTCTCCGCCGCCAGCGTCACCGCATTGCGCGACGCAGCGAGCGCGATTGCCTCGATCGGCGACGAGGCGCGTCGGGCCGGCCTCGACGTCAAGAGCTTCCAGGAGCTCAAATATGTCGCCGAGCAGAACCGTGTCGGCGTCGACGCGCTGACCGACGGCATCAAGGAATTGAACCTTCGGGCCGACGAATTCATCGTCACCGGCGGCGGCTCGGCAGCAGAGGCCTTCCAGCGCCTCGGCTATTCGGCCGAGAATCTGAAGCAGAAGCTCGAAGATCCGGCTGATCTCTTCACCGAGATCATCGGTCGCCTGGGCGAGCTCGACAAGGCGGCACAGATCCGCATCATGGACGAGATCTTCGGCGGCGCGGGCGGCGAACAGTTCGTGCAGCTGATCGAGGCGGGTGAAGCGGGCATCCGCGACACCATCAGGGCCGCGAACGACCTGGGCATCGTTCTTAACGAGCAGATGATCCAGAAGGCTGCAGACGTCGACCGCAAGTTCAACATGCTTGCGACGACGGTCGGTACGAAGTTGAAATCCGCCATCGTCTCTGCTGCCGACAGTCTGGCGGAATTTATCGACGGTTTTCGCGATTTCCAGAACCAGATGAACAGCACGCTTCAGGGCAGGCAAGCCGAAATCGGCGAGCGTCGGCTCGAGATCGAGAATGAAATCCTTAAGAAGAAGGAGGCGCAGGCTCGACAGGACGAGAAGCTCTCCGATGTCGCCAGGAAGCTTGGTTTTGAAAACAGTAAGAACGCCAACCTTGCCGGCTACACCGGGCAGATAGAAGCCCTGAAGGAAGAGAGCCGGAAACTCGCCGAAGAAGAGGCGAAGATCGTTAATATCCTGAGCGATCGCCTCAAGCCGATGAACCGCCCGGCCGAGAGGACCTGGACGCCGATCCCCACGGAAGAAAAAGGCGGCGGCCGGTCCAAGAAAGTCTCGGAAGCCGAAAAAGAAAAGAAGGCGATCGACGACGTCATCGCGTCGCTGCGCGAGGAACTGGCGATCATCGGCCTCACCGATATCGAGCGCGAGCGGACCATTGCGCTGCGCGAGGCGGGTGTCGAGGCGACCTCGAAGGAAGGTCAGCAGATCTCGGCACTCATCGACGAGAAATACCGCCAGCTCGCAGCTGAGGAGGCGTTGGCCGAGCAGTATGAGCGGAGCGAGGAAGCGGCCGAGCGAATGGGACAGGTCCTCGACGACCAGCTGATGCGCATCGTCGACGGCAGCTTCGACGCGAAGGAGGCGATCGCGGCGCTGCTCACCGAGATCATCAATGTGCAGACGAACGGGAAAGGGCTCTTCGGCTCGCTGTTCAGCGAGATCTTCGGCGGTGGTAGTGGACTGAGCTCCAGCTTCGTGCCGACCACGACGCTCGGTGACTTCCTCGGCTATGGCGGTGCGCGCGCTGGCGGCGGCGATGTTTCTCCCGGGCGCATCTACCGGGTGAACGAATATGAGGACGAGTTCTTTGCTCCGACCAGCCACGGCCGGATCATCGCGCCGAGCAAAGTCCCGGGCGCGGCCGGTGAGGGAGGCGGGGAAGGCGGGCGGACCGTCGTTGAGATCGTACTGAGCCAGGATTTGTTGGCCAGCATCCTAGAGCAGACCGGCAATCAGACCGTTCGCATCGTGCGCAGCAACGAGGAAGCTCGGGCGAACTATCGCCTGAATGGCGGGGAAGATTTCTGATGGCGTTTCTCATTTCTCTCCCGAGCGTGGTCTATGGCCAGGTCGCGTTTGATCCGGTGCGCATCCGCGACACAAACCGCATGGAGGGTCGGCGCACTGAGACGGCCTATTCCGGCACGCCATACTGGGCCGCGTCCTATTCCGCATCGAAGCTGACCACGGCCGAGGCGGCGCTGTTCGACGCCTTCAACATGGACGCGAACGATGGCGGCTATATTGCCGGCTACGATCCGCACCGGCCGCGGCCGATCGCCTATCAGGGCAGCAACCCGCTTTCCGGCGTGAAGGCGGGCGGCGGGGTATTTTCTGGCGACGCGGCGTTGCAGTCCGTAACTGACGCCAACACTATCGTCGTCTCGGGCCTGCCAGCCGGCTTTAAGCTCGCCCCTGGTGACTATGTCGAGGTGCGGAAATCGACCTTCGTGCGATCGCTGCACCGGATCACTCTGGCCGCGACGGCAAGTGCTGCCGGTGTGGTTACGCTGAAGATCCGCTTTGGTCTCGACCTGCAGGTGTTCACCCTGCCGTGCACCGTCCATTTCGAGAAGCCATCCTGCATCATGGAGATGGATGCGGGGAGCTTCAGCCTGCCGAAGACCTGGCCGAACTATAATGTCCAGTTTACCGCAACGGAGCTGTTCCTCTCATGAGCATGCTATCTCCCGAGGTCGAGGATCTGATTGAGAGCGGCGAATTCGCCTTACTCGATCTGATCCGCTTCGATCTGCCCGGCAAAACGGTTGGCTATCACCGCGGCGGCCGCAAGTTCACCTACAATGGCTTGCTGTATCTGCCGAACCGCTATCTGCAGCCCGGGGATCTGGTGAGCGCCGTCGGCGTGGCCGTCACCACGCGGACCATCGTCTTCTCCAATATTCCGGTGACCGATCCTGAGGACGCGGTCGCGAGGATCGAGGAGTTCAACTACCAGAACGCGCCCGTCATCATCACCGCGCTCACCGGCGAGCCGAACACGAGCAACGTCGTCGGGGTGCTGGTCTCGACCATCTACGAGATCGACCAGGTGCGCTACAACGAAGGTGCGGTCTCCGGCTCCGAGCGGACGCTGACGATGATGATCGATCTGCAGCCGCCCGGACGCTCGGCGCGCGGCTCGACCGGCGTCAAGCGCTCGCAGGCCGAGCAGCAGTTCGACAATAATCCGACCGATACGGGCCTGGAGCACGTGGCGACGAATGCGACCATCCCCGAGGAATGGGGACAGGTGTCGCGCTGATCTCGATCTAGATAAGCTGCCTCCGCAGGCCGGAGAGGTCGATTGCGCTTCGCTTCTCCGAGATCGGATACCGCCATAGTGTCCACTCAAGCGTGGCGGACACTATGCACACCAGCATAGTGTCCGCCACGCTTAAGCTAAACGAACGGTTTCGATCGGCCCGACCGTATTTTCCAGAGCTGTTGTGTCCGGGATTGTCAGACTGGCAAGAGCGCGGCGATGGTCTTCTGATAAAGATAGCGGCAACGCGGGCACGTCAAAACGTGCCCTTTAGCCCGAAGGAGACTGACATTGCCTCGAACGTGGCCCCGGCATAATCCTTGCGGAATTCAATTTCGCCTGTCGCGAAGTTGTGACGTTCCTTGTCCCCGCGGCTGTGAAACACCCGCTCGAACGAACCGGACAGATAAAGCGAAGCACCGGGCGTCACCGCATAGCTGACGGCGACATTGGCGCCGATTGTCGGTGCCGGAGACATGTCATCCGAAAAACGCAGGTTGCGCAGCCAATGGTCGTCGATGCTCTTGATGCCGAAGCTCAGACCGGTCTGAAGGCCGCCGCTGATGGTAAGATCGCCGAGGACGTGTTCGCCGCTCAGGCTGAGGAAGCCCACCGGAATTTTTTGCCGGTAGCTTACGCCTCTTTCCCAGTCTAGCAATTCCCAACGTTTATCGCGGAACGTTTTCTTCGTAGAGATGCCTGACCCGCCATAGGCGGTCCATTTGACGTCGGTATAGCGCATACCAGCGCCGACCGCGATACTGCTGGTGTCGTTGCCGTAGATGATCCGGTCCAACTCGATCGCTGCGGCGACATAGTGATCGAGTTCGGTAAGCGGGTGGATTGAGCGGTCGCTCCAGTCTTCGCGCTCGATGATCGTCCAGTCGTAGTCAACCAGGTGACCATTGCCGCCGGTGCCGACTTTGACGCTGCCCTTCAAGCTCCAGTCGTTGTCGATCTGCCCGTCGACGCCAACCGTGAAAAGAGTGACTCCTTTACTCTCCCAGTTCAACTGGCTGATCTTGTGGTCGCCGACATAGAAAAATTCCTGCGCCTTTATGTTGGCGAGGCCGATATCGCCGAAAACGACGACGTTGCCATCGTCGGAGGAAAACAGAGCGTTGTCTGCGGCGGCGAATGATGGGGCACCGTACAGAAAACAGGAGATCGCTACGGATCTGATGGAGACGCGCTTCATAGCTGACCGCGTCTTTCGTACAGCGCCTCCGTCTTGAGCCTGAGCTTCTTCGCCTCGGATCCCCTTCGTGTCAGACTTGCCCAATTGGCAAGCCGCTGGTGTTGAGGGACCGGTGTCGTCCTGCCGTTGCGAGGCTGGCAGCTTCAACGCCTTTAGGGAATGGAAGTATTCGCAGACCATTTCGTTGTCCTTTGCTAGGAGAGTGATCGATTCGCGGAGACAGTGGAGAGCGCGGCCATTAGGCCTGCCAATGGATAATTGATAGCTGCGCCGCGCGTGCACGCGATCCAGAGTTCCTTGCCATGGCGCTGAATGCGCTCGGCGCGTTATCTCCTTTTCATAGAGGCGCCACCTACAGAATTCAAAACCCGAATCCTTCCATGAATTTGAACCTAGTCTAAATCATAGAGTATAGAACGGCTACGGAACGCTTAGGGGACAAAGCGGGTCCGCCTCCTGCCGTCCAGACCACTCCTTCAGAGGCAGCCCATGAACCGCTTCCGCATCGTCGAAGCCACGCTCACGCGTGAGCTTGCGAAACCTTATGCCTATGGATCGGCCGATTGCTTCATGCTGGGCTGCGCCTTTGTCGATGCGCTGACCAGTTCGTCGATCGCCGACACGTACCGTGGCGCCTACCGCACGCTTGCCGGTGCGCAGCGGGCGCTGCGTCGGCGGGGGCACACGTCGCTGGTGAGCTTCTTCGCGGCCGAGCTCGGCCAGCAACCGAAGGGCGGCGCGGAAGCGCGCCTCGGCGATCTCGTCATCCTGCGTCTTGCCGAGGGCGCCGAGCATGTCGGCGTCTGCCTTGGCGCCCGTTTCGTCACCAAGACCGAACGCGGCCGCAGCGATCACGGCCTCGCTGACGTCATCGCCGCCTTTCATCTCGGATAATCCATCATGGCAATCTTTACAGGTATCGCCACGGCAATCGCCGGCGCGCTGTTCGGCGGCTCTGCGCTCGCCACCAGCCTGATCGGCGGCGCGCTGGCCTTCGGTGCCAAGTTCGCGATCGGCAAGATCCAGGCAGCCAAGCAGGTCAAACAGAAGTACACGGCCGTCCAGGGCGAAATCCAGTTTGGCGGCGACGTGCCGGTCGGCACGCTCTATGGCGTCGGCAAGACCAAGGGACAGCGCGCTTTTTATGCCAAGTGGGACAAGGGCAACAAGCGCAATGCCGAAGTCTTCATCCTCGCCAACGGCTGGTGCGACGGGCTGGAGCCGTACGTCTACATGTATGGCGAGAAATACAATCTCGTGGCGCAGGCGACGATCGGCAACGAGGTCGCACGCTATGGCGTCGAGCGCTTCATCGACGGCGACGGCAACAGCGCGATCTCGATCCGCTTCTACGACGGCCGGCCGGGTCAGGGCGTCGACCAGCGCCTCGTCGACGTTACGGCCAACCTCGGCAACAAGTGGAAGGCGACCAGTAAGCTTTCGGGCATGTGCTATGTCGTTGTCGAGCGCTACTATCACCTCGAATTCTTCCGTGACGCCGGCAAGGGCAAGCCGGACATCGATTTCGTGCTGCGCGGGCTTCGCGAATACGATCCGCGCAAGGACTCGACGGTTGCCGGAGGCTCCGGGCCTCAGCGGCTCACCATGCCCTCGACCTGGGTGCACACGAAAAACCCGGCCTTGCACCGGCTGAACTACCAGCTGGGCCTTCGCGCGCTGGTCTCCGGCCGCACGCTGATCGGCGAGGGCAAGAGCCTCGGCCAGATCGACCTCGCCACCTATTTCGTCGCTATGAACGTCTGCGACACGCTGCGGGCGAACGGCAAGAAGACCTATGAGTGCTCGCTCTTTGTCAGCGGCGATGACGATCACACAGAGGTGCTGAAGCAGTTTGATGATGCCATGGCCGGCTATGGGCTTAACCGCCGCGGCCTTTCCGGCGTCATTCCCGGTGCACCGCAGATCCCGGTCAAGGATCTGACTGCAGCCGACATCCCGATTGACCGCGCCAAGGACGTTCAGTTCCGGCCGTCGGCCTTCGAGCGCTTCAATCACCTTTCCGGCCAGTTCACCTCGATCGAATCGATGTGGAACCCGGAGAGCCTGAAGCCGGTCTATGTCAATGCGGACATCGCCGCCGACGGCCGCAACCGGCAGACGAGCATCGATTTCCTGCAGGTCACCGATCCGGACATCGCGCAGTACCTGCTCAATATCCGCTACCGGCAGAACCGCATGGGCGGCAAGGCGACGGTTCCCGTCAGCCGTCGCTTTGGTCTGGCGGTACAGGAAGGCGAGTGGATCACCTGGCGTGGCAAGACCTGGCTGATCAGTGAATGGCGGGCCGACGAGCGGCTGCGCATCACGCTGGTGCTTTCGGAGACCAGTGCGGCGATCTATGACGACGACGGCATCGAGCCCGGCCCGATCGTCGTGCCGCCGACGCCGCCGATCAATCCGTCGCTGCTGTCGACCGTGCAGAACTTCAATGTTGCCGCCGGCATGATCAACGGCGCGCAGGGCTATGACACGCCGGCGCTCGTCTTCACCTGGACGCCGCCGGACGATCCGACGATCACCGCCGTCCGCTTCGTCTATCGGATCGAAGGCACGACAGACATCTTCGAGGATCAGTGCACCTCACCCGAGGACGGTAGCTTCCGCACCACGAAGAACGTCGTCTCCGGTAAGGTCTACAATGCCCGGGCGACGATCACGACTGTGCCCGACCGGCTGCGCACCTTCACGCCCTGGATGACGACGGCGCAGCCGACCGGCTTGCAGACGCTGCTGACCGGCTTGCAACAGCTGCAGGACGATGCGCTGAACCGCTTCAAGGAACTGCAGCAGGAGATGGACGAATTCTTCCGGCCGCGCCTGGTCGAGCTGCTGGATGCTTTCTCACTTGAGGGTGCTGTCGGACAGATCGAGCGCCAGCAGATCGTTGCCACCATAGGTGATGCGCTGGCGCAGATCACCGAGGAGCGCCGGGTTCGCGTCTCCGAGAACGAGGCGATGGCGCAGTTGCTCACCTACCTGCAGGCGAGCCTCGGCGGCACAAGTGCGCGGCTGATCACCGAGGAGACCGTGCGCGCAACGACGGACAGCGCCCTCGCAAGCTCGATCACGACACTCGACGTTGAAGTCGATGGCAACCTCGCTCGCTTGATCGCCGAGGAGACCGCTCGCGCAGACGGCGACGGCGCACTTGCGAGCAGTATCAGCGGCGTGAGCGCTGATTTCAACGGCAGGTTCGCACAAGGGCTGGTGAAGTTCGAGGCGGTCGCGGCGCCGACCGGCGTTGATGCCCGTTTCTCCGTGCTGCTGCGGGCCGGGACCAACCAGAGCTTCAAGGTGTCGGGCTTCTATGTCGAGCTTTACACCGAAGGCGGTGTGCAGAAGTCGCGCATGGCCGTGCAGGCAGATCAGTTCCTCGTCACGTCAGGCAACAGCCACCACTATCCACTCGTCTTCGAAAATGGCGAGCTGAAGCTGGCCGTTGCCAACATCGGCACGGTCAATGCCGGTCTTCTTCAGTCGCTGAACGGCAAAATGAAAATCGACCTCAACAACGGCACGATCGAGATCTTCAGCTGATGACCAGGACTATGATTGGCGTCGACTCGACCGGCGCCGGCTGCATCAAGATCATGAAGAACGACGCCGACAATCCGCGCACGACGCCGGACAGTCAGCGGGCGAAGTTCCTCTATAACTCGAAATACGCTCTGAACGCGTCGATTGCGCATATCGAGCGTATCAATCAAATTAGCTCTGGCGGAAGTGTCCAATACAATTATTACCCGGCAGGGTCGAACGCGTCCAACTATCAGAAGATGGAAGGATCAGGCGGCGGAGAGTCGACATGGCTGTTCCGCAATTCCGCATTCCCGAAATGCAAATACAACATGCCCCTGTTTGACGTGAAAGCCACACGGACGAACACCGGGCGTTTCAACCAGCAGCGAATTCAGCGCCGCTATTCAGGGAAATACCATAACGACCAGGGCGGTTATTTCTTTATGGGGAACTGGTATCAGGCCCCGTGGATGAAAAACTTTAGCGGCAGTGTCAGTCAATGGGGTGATTTCCCCCACGGTACTTACGCCAAAATCACCACGTCAACGAATGACGATGCATACAACCGCTTCTTGTCGCGGGACAAGCGGTTGATCGTGTGGAACCTCCCCGGCAACGAAGACCCGTCGCTGGAAGTGCCGCCCTTGGCGCCAAATGGATCGAAGAACATCATTCTGCGATCCGATAAGATGATAATCGCCAAGCCCGGCTACAACGCGGAGACGGCGAACGAATGGCAGGTTTCGTTCGACAGCCGCCGTGTGCCCGTGAAGGTCATTGCCGCTGCGGACATCGCCATTCCTGCCGGTGAATCCTTCTATGAGACCGGCATCACCTTGCCGGCAAACATCGCCCTTGATGTTCATTTTTACGAGGGATCAACGATCTATTACCCGTTCAATCCGAACATGAGCAACGGCCTGGGTGCGGATTATTGGTTCAGCGGCTCGCGAATTTATTTCAATTCGTCCGATACGATGCGCGCCCGGTTCATGCTCTACCTCGACGCAGGAGACCCGCCGACGAACGGCAGTAACCGCGTGCTAAGGGAATTCACGGAAGGGGGGCAGGACGTTGTGCAGTTCTTGCGCCCCGGTTCCGCCAACCCGCCATCATGGGGGGATATCATCATCGATACGCGCTGGCCTTGTGTGCAAATCATTGCGGAAGGCTATTTCAGTGTTGCGGTAGGAAGTCCGCTTCAAACGGTCATCAACTTTGACGCCTCCGGCATGTTCCCTATGGTCAAATACATGACCAAGCACGGGGCGGGGTCCGAAACGAGCGTTGGGAGTTGGACCGAGTCGATCAAGCTTCCGACCGTTCGGCAACGCGTCTATTCGACCAACAGCAATTTTGAGTGTGGTGATAGTTCCCATTGCCGCCTCACACAGACAAGCGCCACGTTTGTCACCCATCGCGGGCAGCCGGGCGACTACTACAACGATGCGGACGATCCGGGCACGTGGCGCACGGAAGGCGCCGATCACGTGCTCGGCATCCGCTACTACATTCTCGGCATTCCAGCTTAGGAACTCCTGACATGACGATACCCTACGTAACCGGCACGGTTTCCGTGACCGCCGGCAGCGCCGTTGTCACCGGCTCCGGGACCGCTTGGGCGACCGCACTGATTGCCGGCGGGATCTTCGGGCTCGACAGCAGCAACGGCAACCCGGTCCCGATCCTCTCGGTCGACAGCAACACCCAGCTGACGCTGGCCAAGCCCTGGCGCGGCACCACGGCGGCCGGGCAGGGCTACTGGATTGTCCGCGACACGGCCTACCTGCAGCAGCAGACCGTCAACGCCCAGGCGCTCTCGACCTATATCCAGCGGCTCGACAATGCGGCGCTCGCGGCTTTGGCCGGGCTCGACCCCGCGGCGGACAAGTTCGCCTACTTCACCGGTGCAAACTCGGGCGCGCTGGCGGACATCGAGGCAAAGGGCCGGGACCTGCTTTCGTCGACGACCGTGCTCGACGCCCTTCTGAAGCTTGGTCCTGTATGGGGTGGCTCCGTTCGGTCCCCTGCTAACAGTGATGTCGGCCTGGTCGATGGCGACCTCAACACGATCACCGTTGCCGGCGTTTACACACTCTCGGGGAACTGGGCCAACACCTATGCCGGAGCCGCCTCGGTGGCCACGACAGGCACGCTGGTGGTGCTCCAGCGAAGCTCCAATGCCGTGTTTCAATATTTCTACCGAGACAACAACCAGGTCTTCAGAAGGAACACCGTCAACGGCGGCACAAGCTGGACGGACTGGACGATTGTGGAGCTTCCAGTTGTAGGCAATGCCTCAAACTCGGCAGGTTTCCCGGCTGGCGCAATCATTGAGCGGGGCAGCAACGCCAACGGCGAGTACGTGCGTTTTGCTGACGGTACACAGATCTGTTGGGGAACTGGAACCATTAACGTCTCGACTACCCTCAACAATCACTTCGGATCCAGCTCTGGAGCCTCGGTCACCGGCAACGCGCTAATCAGCTTCCCGGCGGCGTTCTCGAATACAAACTACTCGGTAACGGTCTTCCCGACCTTCCGCGGCTTCACAGTCCTCGGTGCCTACTCAAAGAACGGTGCCAATGCCGCTGTCAGGATGGGCGTATCAGGCTCGACCGCAAACGATGTTCCCTATGAATGGTCAGCTTTCGGAAGGTGGTTCTGATGATAATTGATCTCTCTCCCCAGCGCCGCGATGACCTCCTGACGGTCACAAAGTCTGGTGACGCCCTCACGATCAACGGCGTGCAATTCGACTTCTCGATCTTGCCGGACGGCGCCACGATCCCCGCCGGCGAGGTTCCTTGTGAATGGCTTGTTGGCCCCGTCGAACGGATCGCCGGCGAGCTTCACCTGACGCTCATCCTGCCGCACGGACCGAGCCCGTCTCAGGCCGTCGCGTTTCCACCGCCACTCATCGACCCGCCCGACGGGGTGATTGCATTGCCGGCCGATCCGGCACCGTCGATCCCTGATCCTGCTGAAGAGGAGCCTGCCAATGTGGACGGTTGACCTATTGAAAGTTGTCACGGCCGAGCAGAAGGCGGCAGAGGCGCGCGCAGCGCTGCAGGCGCAATACTCCGCCGCCATCCAGGCGCATCTCGATGCCAAAGCGCGAGAGCGCCAATATGACGGCATCCAGACCGCCATCACCTATCGTGGTGATCCGAACCCGCAGTTCTCGGCCGAGGGTGAGGCGCTGTTTGCCTGGCGATCGGCAGTGTGGACCTATTCCACGGCCGAGCTGGTGAAGGTGCTGGCCGGCGTGCGCCCGGAGCCGAGTGTCGAAGAGTTCATGGCCGAGCTGCCGGCCTTTCAGTGGCCGCCGCAGCTGTAGCGGTTGGGGCTTTCGCCCATTCGGCGACAGCAATCGCTGAACTGAGCAATATGGCTGGCACGGCTAGCGCGGCGAGGAACCTGATCACGCTCTTCCGATGAGCTCGCTTGGGGTCCCACTCGTAAGACATTGTGCTTGCCCTTCATGATCCGACCGACGGCCCCGGCTCAACTATATGGGCACGGTTTCCGTTGCTGGTCGAGTGAATTCCCGCATTCCCGCTAAGACGGGCTTAAATCCCAAACCCAAAGGAAAAATCAGATGGATAGAACCGTGCCCCCCGGCGCGGCGATCCTGCTCGACTTCATCCGTGAAACGGAAGTCGGGCGGAGCGACCGCGCATCTTATGACGTGATCTACGGCCATAACCAGGCCAAGCTGCCGAAACCGCTCACCGCCATGACTTATGGCGAGATCGTCGATGCGCAGAAGGGCTGGTCGAAGCGGTTCGGCTCCAGCGCGGCCGGCGGCTATCAGTTCATGCGGGCTACGCTGATCGATCTTGCGAAGCAGGTCACGTCGATCAGCGGAAAAGATGTCTTCACACCCGAACTGCAGGACCGGCTCGCCTACAAGCTGCTCGTGCGGCGCGGCTATGCCGAGTTCATCGTAGGCAAGATCAGCCTCGTCCAGTTTGGCGAGAACTTGGCGAAGGAATGGGCCTCCTTTCCGGTTCTCGCGGCCACAAAGGGCAGCGAGCGCGAGGTCAGGCGCGGGCAGTCTTATTATGCCGGCGACGGGCTCAACAAGGCGCTGGTGAGGCCGGAGAAGGTCGAGGCGGTGCTGCAAGAGGTGCTTGACGTAGCGCGCCGGCCGCACGAACCGGTAGAGGAGCCGGAAGCTCGTCCCGTGCCTTCGCCCGGTCCGAAGCCGAAAGCGAAGCCGGTGCGCAAGTCCGGCCGGTTCTGGACATGGCTGCTGACGGCCGGCGGCACCATCGTTACCGGGCTGAAAGAACTGAACCTGGTCATGCTCGACTGGCGGGTGCAGATCGCCATTCTCGTCGTCATCGTCGGCTTCGCTGTCTACGCGATCACTTCCATGCCGGCGGTGCGCGGCGCCCTGGGGCTGAAGTGATGGTCGGTTGGCCGAAGATCCTCGGCGACGTGCTCGTGCTCGCCGCCATCACCTGGGTCATCGTCGAGATCCGCGAGGACGGTGCCCGATCCGCTAAAACCGCTATTGAGAGACAGAACAATGATCGGCCAACCGCGCTCATTCGANTTGAGAGACAGAACAATGATCGGCCAGCCGCGCTCATTCGAAGCGCAATGATTGCGACTCTTGCCTTGCTGCTGGCGGGCTGTGGAACTTCGGGGCCGGGGAGTGCGACGGCCCTTAGAAGCATCGTCGGGACTGATCTGATCGGCGTGCGCTGCGCGACGCCGGCGGATCAGCGGAAGATAGACCGGACCGTCGTCGGCATCTGCGCCGCGGCGGTGTGGACGAAAAGGGGACTGCGCGAGACACGGGGAAGGGCGCTGAATGTCGCAGAAATATTCGTCTCTGATCGAACTGCTCAATGCCTGGTTTGGCGGCGCGGCAACGACCATGATCGGCGCGCTGGTCGGCCGGCTGATGTGGCACACAAACGAAGTCCGGAAAATGCGCCGGAAGTTCTTCGGCAAGGAGCTGCTCTGGGAAATGCCGATCGCCGTCGGCATGGCCTTCATCGGCGAGGCGCTGGCGTCATGGCTGGCGCTGGAGCAACCGATGGCGACGGGCTTGATTGCTGCGCTCGCCTATCTCGGGCCGCGCGGGTCCGAGGTGCTGTTCATCCGGTGGCTTGCGACAAAGGTTGAAAATCGCTAGACGCTTTTGCTGATCGGGCTGATCTCGCTTCGTAGCCGTGCTCCTTTCCGATAGTTGCTAGTGCTGCAAGACCCGTGGCCTCAGTTTCACGGCTTGCAGCAGAGTATCGTCCAGGGGGTCAGTACGCGATCAAAAGGTTGGGCGCCTTCCTCGACGTCGCTTTATGGTTTACTCGCCATCTCCAAGGTGCCCACGAGCGGTGCCCTCGCGCAAAGAGACGCCGGCAAGAAGCCGGCGCCAATCATTATCGAAATTAGGCCTCGCAGAGATTGCAGTTGTAATTAATAGGCTTTGCCCAGTTTGTAGAGAAAGTTGTCATCGTTGAATGGTACGCCCTTGCCGAACTTATACTCGTTAAGCGCATCTCGCGCTGCCTGCGTCATGGCCTCCCAGCTGATTGCAGGCTGCGTCCCGCCAATTGTCCGAGTACCCGACAGTGAAGGGTTGAGTGGAAATGGGTTCCGTTGATAGGCGACCTTCGGATGTGTTCCTCTCATGTAGGGATCTGTGTCCCGGATGTAATGGTCATGGCTCGAGTAGCTGACCGCGATAACGTGTGACTGGCTTTTACAAGCATCGGTCCAGACGACGATATTTTGCCAGCCAGATCGGTGCCCCATGTTGCCGGGCCCGTCGACGTTCATCTCCTTGGGGTAGTACCAAGCGTACATGATGCCGCACCGGTCCCCGAAGAACGTCGCTCTGACGTAGACCTGTCCAATGCTGCGGGCGCAATGGCCGTTCATCGCTCCCGACGGCGCCAGACCACCGCTGACGTTCCCATGAGCATCCACGGCGGGGAAAGGGACACAGCCGTTGAAGACCTTGAGAAAAGGCTGGAAGCTCTTGAGGAATTCGGAGACGTTCTCCTGAAATCCTACCACCTTATCGTGATCAATGACGTCAGCCGCGCGCGCCGGTATCGATAGTCCGCAAACAAAAACGAACATCAACGCGGTTAGCAGCCTTCGCCCATTGAGTGAAGAGACGGGTATCATTTTGTTTCCTTTGCTGCTTTGAACCATTTCGGTCCGCAACATGAATGTCTCAACAGCATGCAAGCCCGGGGGGCTAAATTTGCAATATCGTGCTTGGTTGCAGGGGTGAGAGCTGAAGGAAGGACATTGCTCGCTGTTGAGCTACTTAGATGGAGATATGACCACACGGTTCAAGGAACAATCTGTGTCGTGGAGCCGATTACGGCCAATGTCGTTAGGCAAATACAAGAAAGTCTGCGTCACCGACGCTGACCCAGGCGACAAGGACGCTACAACGTCGTCGGGTGAACCTCGATGCAGCAAGCTGCATCGAGGGGAGCAGGAAAGAGCGGAATTTTTACTCCTACCTTTCTAAGATTTCGAGTCGTTGGCCATCGACAGCGGCCACAGTGTAGGTTCGCGTCGACCACGCGGCGCCGCCACAAGTCGCTCCAAAAATGGAATATGTAAATCTGGTGCCAGGATGTAACCCCCCGAGGTCCATAGGGACCCCGTCAGCGGGAGTGAACTGCCGCGTTCCCGTCGGCAAGTAAAAGCGAAAACAACGCGTCACGTTCGTTCGGTTATAAGCTTTTACCATCGAGCAATGTGTACCATTATCATTGCATGGCTGATTTTGCGCGAAGGCAGGTGAGGAGATAGAGGCGGCGCCGAGCGCGACTAAACCTGCAGCGCCCGCACCAAGCTGGGACTGTGAAGCGGCTATCGCTGCCAACAGCCCGAGCCCCGCCGCGAGCTGGGAAAACTTCGTCATATTCGATACTCCCTTTCCTCATACTGTGACGTAGAGAAGAGTCCCTTTGCCAGGGATGTTCGGCAGAAGCCGATGTTAAAAGGCGTGGCAAGCGCCATTTTCAGCGCCCTAACCCCGGACTCTGCAGGATCATTGGTCCTCCATTGAGTTGGACGTTGGTGAGCATTCGGATCAGTTAGAGATGCGCCGGTAAAAGGGGTTGATCGCTCGGGGTATCGAATGAGCCGAAGACCGGTGACTCAAGCCATCGCGTGCGAAATCCAGGAGCCGAGTGAGCCTCCATCGTAGATGCCGGCGACTTCACCACCCTTGAACATGGCAAGCATTGGGAAGCCGTCTACGCCATACTGCGTCGCGAAATCGCGGTTTTCCCCGATGTTGAGCTTGATGACCTTGACCTTGCCAGCAAGCTCGGTGGCGACTTGTTCGAGGATGGGTTCAATCAGCTCGAACGGCGGGCACCGGTTTCCCCAGAAGTGGACGATGACTGCTTCGGCCGACTTCAGACCTTCTTCCGGGAAAGCGGAAACATCGCCTTCCACAATAGCCGTGGGGTACTCGGGAGTGGTGTTCATCTTCGGTGTTTGAACCGTCTTGGAAATCCAGGAGCGGAGTTTCGTCTCAATATTAGGTGGTGCGGCTCCGAGGAAAATGTCGTTGACTTCACCACCCTTGAACAAGGCAAGCATTGGGAAGCCGTATATGCCATACTGCTTCGCGAGCTCGGGGTTTTCAGTGTCGCTGACCTTGACGATCTTGACCTTGCCAGCAAGCTCGGTGGCGATTTCTTCGAGCAAAGGTGCAATTATCGCGCAGTGCCCGCACCCATCGAACGAGAAGATGGCGATGACCGGTTCGGCCGGCTTCAGAACTTCTTCCGAGAAATTGGAAGTATCGACTTTAACAATAGCCGAGGGGTGCTCATCGGGAGTGGTGGTGTTCAT